CTTCCACTCATCGCGTCCGTACCAAGCGGCGATGCGGCCCTCGATGGATGAGAAGTCACCGCCGATGAGTTTATGGTTCGGCGCTGCCCAGATGAATGACCGAATAGCATCAGCAAGCAAATGGAGTGGCCGACCAAGAACGTCGCCATACATCAGATTGAGAACGTCTGGGTCGCCAGTACGAATGGCGTCGAACAGAACATCTCGGCGGACATGGGCGTCTTCGAAAATTTTTCGTGGGCGCGGCATGTTATGGACTTGCAGATTCCCTCGTGAAGAGAAACGCCCCGACTGACCCGCACCATGATGGAGAAACACTCCCTTGACGGTTCCGTCTTTCGTCGTAGAACGTAACATCCCGGCGATCTTCTCGACCGACGATTTGCCGCCTTCGATGCGAAGTTCAAGAGCACGACGAACATTGTCGGGGAGCTCTGTTGTTAACGTCTCGTCGATCTCGTCTTTGTCCATCGCAGCAATTTCGACGCCTTGGGTATGGACCCACTCCTTCATGCGCGCTGTAAGCGTCACGGCTGGAACTGCGCCACCCGTGATGTCGTACAATTCTTTATTGATCTTCGCCTTGGCTTCTTCTGCCAGCTCAAGTGCGGCGTAAGCTGACCGCGTGTCGATCCGCAAGCCACGGTCGTTGATGCGCTCATTCAGCCAATAGACTTCCATCTCCGCGTCCGATAACGGGATAAGCCGGTGGTGGGCTTCTTCTTCGGACAGCACGTCGATATCACAATATTGATGGAAAGCCTCCAGCGAGGCTGGATCGTCCGCCAACGGGTGCCAGACGGGCTTTCCTTCGCTGTCGAACCCAAGCGGCACCGAGTGGATTTTGATCAGCCCGCTGCCCGCCTTATCTTTCTTGATTTTAAGACCTAATGCGTCACCCAACCGATCTAATGAACGCGGCAACGACATGGCCGCAGCGGTTGCAGCGGTGCAGCGGAACTGCTCCAATCTCGGCTTGGGCCAGCCGTATTTTGGCACCATCACGTTCCACCAGATGATGCGTTCGAACGCCGCGTTGTGGGCAACAATTTCACCACCGGCTTCGACATACGCACGCAAGTAAGGTGGGCACGGCTCGCCGCGACGCCACCGGCAAATCTCGTTTGTTGGTCCGCCGTTCTGTATCCAAGCCACCGCAGCGACAGGTGCGGGCAGCGTCATCTTGAACGAGGCAAGCAGAGCGTCCGTGTCCGGATGCTCCGCATAAACATACATGCCCCGATCCAAGAGATCGACAGGTGAACGGGTTTCAAAGTCGAAGATCAGCGCCATTATCTCTTTTCCCACTTATACAGGAGGTAGCACAGCACACCTGTGGTAAGTACGCTAACGGCTGCATTGACGAATAAAAACACGCAAGTGGGAGTCATTTCAAAGCCCTCCATCGAGGATCTTCTTTCAATTCAAATTCCGGCCGTCTCTTTTCAGGGCGTTCAGGGTATATCAATTCAGGAAGTTTAGCGTTAGGGTTATATTTTGCATAATTATTAAAAGTCAGTCTATGAAGGCTAAGCACTTCCCATAACCACGTTTTTTCGTCCTGCAAATCCGCAACCACGTCAACGATTTCTTCCATTTGTTTTTTCAACGCTTCGTTTTCTTCTTTCAGACGAACATAGTCCTCCCCGTGTTTGCTTTTACCGAGGATTGATTTTTCCAACGCGTGAAAAGTCTCCAATAATAGTTCGTCCACCATGCGCTTTAGCATTTCATTACCCTCCCGAAGCTGATCGTTCTCTTTCCGTAGCCGAATTAAATCGGCTACGGTTTCTGTGTCCGCGTGGCGCTTTGTCATTGCTGCTGTTCCGTTTGCAGCACCTCGTTGATGTCGGCGGCGATCTGCGGCATCGAGGGCTTGATGTTGTCGGCCGCAAGATTGGCGTACCCGGCCTTGTCGTCCCAGTGATCGCGGAAGTTGGCGTCATGTTTATAAGACATCAAGGTTTCTCCGTTTGATATAAAACAATAGCTAACACTGCTGCGGAAAACCCGCTGATAACGGCACTGACGAACAAAACTTCGCACATTAATAACCATCCTCAAGATTGTTACAAAGATCAGATAACGCCCAAAACGCTAAACAGCCAATCGTAAAGACCAATAGAAACAATCCTAAAACTATCCACATCACTCACTCTCCTTTAGTGCCTTTTCAGCAAGACCAACCGCCATCGCCAAAACGGTCCATGTTACGCCTTCATTAGAAGTTTGAGGCGTTGGAATGTCTTCATGCTCAATGTCTGCAATTTGTTGCAAGACACCGCGCAACCGTTCAATCGCGCCTTTTGCATCACGGGATAACTGATCTTTGCCATTAAAACGCAGATGCTCATCTAACCGTTCTACAATATCCATCACTCATCCTCCTTCAGTGCGGCACGGGCTAATTGCCACAGCCATAACTTCCGCAATTTTCATTGCAGTCTGTTTCCCCAATAGGGCATTTCCATTCTTTCTTACCCTCAAACAAACGCTTTTCAGCCTTGCGGGTAATTTTGTTTAATAAGTCCCACGCTTCTGGTGTTACCGACCCGACAATGGCAAGGGCTTCCGTCCACTCCATAAATTCCGTCAGGCTATCGGCAAGTTGTAAGGAACGCTTACAAGTTGGCAGGGATTCTTTGATAACTGAAGTCATGATTTCCCGTTCTTCACGTTGCTCTTCCTCGTCAAAATCAATAGGCCAACGTGCTGTTTCAGGATGAAACTTAGCCGCTGCTTTGTATTTTGCCATAATGGCTTTCTCAACTATATCCATCACTCACCCTCCTTCAGTGCGGCTTTCGTAATTTGAATTAGATGATTTGACGCGCCCACTACACGTTTCAACGCTTCTCGCTGCCGTCTGTTTTCTTCCTTCAACCGCTCAATCTCATCGGCGGCTTCATCCATTGTATCCATCCATCTTGGCGAACCTAAACTGGGACTACGCAATCGGTCCACAATATCCAAATCATAATATGATGGCCTATCAACACCCATCACTCATCCTCCTTCAGTGCAGCGCGGGCATCAAACACTGCCTTTTTATATCGCTCTTCCATACCAACAATAAGTTTCGCGTCTTTTGGTAAAACTGGAAGAACATTGAGAAGTTCTTGGAACGCTTCACGCAGCCGTTCAAGCCTTAAATCTTCCTGCAACCGCTCGATTTCTTGTAATGCACACTCGTAATGGCTTGGCCCGTAACCGTAACAATCGATTGAATGTGTTTTTCCTTTTGCCGCCCCGTCACGATGTTCTTGATAACGGATTCTTTGTTGCAGCTCTTCGTTTTCCTTCCGTAGCCGAACAATGTCGGCTACGGTTACATCATCAGCGTGGCGTTTTGTCATTGTTGTGGTTCCGTTTGCTGCATCACTTCAGTTAGATCGGCAGTGATCTGAGGCATCGAAGGTTTGATGCTGATGGCACCAAGTTGGGAGTAGCCACCCTTGTCGTCCCAATGATCCCGAAAGTTGAAATCGCCGGAAAGAATACGTGCCGTCTTGGTAGCGTCTTGCTCAAGCGCTTCCTTCTGGCTGTCGGATAACCGCTCCCAGTTCTTGCTGCTACGCATCACATCCTTGAATGATTGCGCCAAGGACGCCGTATCTTTGAAAATACCGTGGGTACGCTCGCGGTCGGTCAATAGTGGTGTCATCTTGATCTCCTGTGTGGTTGGTTCTGCAAGCATTGTTGCTCGCTGTAAGATTTCCATGATGTTCATTTTTTCACCCCGTAGAATTTGGCATGGTGGTTTTCATGCCGGTCGAAGAGATACCAAGCGCAGTTATCTTTGCCGGTGTGCGGCGATCCCTCGATCCACTTCAACCGACCCACCGCCACCATCTCCACGCAATACGGTAAGTACGCCTTGGCTTGCTTGGTGTAGGCCCAGTCCGCATCGAACAAGAGCCAAGTTGGTCGAAGTTCGATGAAGTGTAGGATCATGGGATGCAACACGCTGCGTGACCACGGCGGGTTGGTGATGATCAGGTCCGTGAACAGGCAATGCACTTGATTGAGTTCCAGCGCGTCAAGCATCCGTATGTCGCGCCGGTTTGGTTCAAGATCGGAAGCGTATGTACAATGATGACCGGCCATCTCAAGCATATCGACAAGACGACCATCACCAGCACAAGGCTCCACAAAATTAACGTTGGGTTTTAACCGACCAAGCAAAATTGAGACGGCCAAACGCGGAGTCGGATAAAAGTCCAGTGGATTCCTTTCGAACTTCGACCTTTTCCCCATTTCGTGCATCCGATCTATGATAAACAATGCGGTGATGTTGTTTGCACCAAGAACCTTTATCAGTTGCTGCACCGCAAAATAGAGTTGTTTCTTTTTCCCCTGATACCGGATAGCGGCACATACGGTTTGTCAAACTCATAAAAGGGACAACATTGTTTTGAGGTATTTCTAGCTGCGGCAACTCTCTCGCGGTTGTTGCAACTTTTGTACTTCTCTTGGTGTATTTGTGTTCACGCGAAGCAACCGGTTTTGACTCCAGTAACTCAAATTGGTTTGTTGTCGATGCGACACTTGAAGATATGCCCAAGCGGTGCATTTTTCCAATGATGGCGTTTCGCGTAAATTTTGACCCCATCTCAGCGGCAATTAAACGGCTTGATAAACCCTGTTTTGCCAGTTTGCGTAATTTTGCAATATCAAGTTCCGACCAAAAATTGCTCATCAGTCAAATAACCCTAAAGCTTGAACATATACGCCCAACACCGCCCGCTCATCCGGCTTCATTTTGCGAATAGAGTATGCCTTGCGAAGTTCTTTAGTGAAACCCATACCTTTGGCTTCTGCCCACACATCCTTGATGTCGGAAGCAATCGCGGCTTTTTCTTCTTCCAGAACTTCGATCCGGTCGAGTAATTTCATCATATCGTTTGTGTTGATACCGTCAGTCATTTCAATCTCCCGTTGGTGTTGGCGCGGGTCGCCCCGCGCCGGTTAAATTAAGCCCCAAATAAACCGCCAGCACCGGCGCCGGTACGGGTTGCTTCAGGTGCATCGCCTTCATCTGGAACAGTTTCCATCCAAGAACTTGCGTTAACACCGCCACCGCCGCCCAACCGATCACCGTCCTTGATCTTCTGGAAGAACTGGATGCCGAAAGAAATACCATCACCGTTCTGCGCGTTGTTCCAAGCAAACGCGTTCAAAACCGCCTTGCCGTAGCAACCTGAATAAATCTCATCCTCAGTTGCTGGGAGGTGCTCCGACTTATAGCGAAGTGTCGGTGCGCGGATAGATTGAACGCGAAGGAAAAACACATCAGGGCCGAAACCGGGGTGGAGTTCGCCAGTCTTCTTGTTGCGCGCTTCCTTGCCGTTACCATCCAAGAATGGCGACTTGATAAGCCCGGCCTTTGCACGCTCTAAACCCTTGTCACCCCACTGGGCGATCAAAACATTTTTGACGGCGTTGTCCATTGCGCTGCGGTCAACCGACTTTTCAAAAATCAACGTGCAGCCGTATTTTGGTACT